TGGCGCAGCTACTGCTGGTTTCTTGGGTTCTGAAGGTATCTTCTACAGCGTTCAAAACCGTGGGAATATCTGGGGTGGTGGTACTCCATCTACCTTGGCTGACTTTGATGCAATCATTCAGCGTCTAGATAAGCAAGGTGCTATTGAAGAAAACGTAATCTTTGTTAACCGTGATTTCAGTTTTGACATCGATGATATGTTGGCAACCTTAAATGGTTACAATGGTTCAGGTGCTGCCAATGCTGCGTCTTTCGGTTTGTTCGATAACGATACTGAGATGGCTTTGAATCTTGGGTTCAGCGGATTCCGTAGAGGTTATGATTTCTACAAATCTGATTGGAAGTACTTGAACGACCCAACTATGCGTGGTGGTTTAGCAACAAACACTACCGCTGGTTTGACTGGTACTATCTCTGGTCTTCTTGTTCCTGCTGGTTCTACTAACGTGTATGACCAAATTATGGGCAAGAACGCTAAGCGTCCTTTCTTGCACGTACGTTACCGTGCGTCTGAGACTGAAGACCGCAGATACAAGACTTGGATTACTGGTTCTGCTGGAGGCGCACAAACAAGCGACCTTGACGCAATGACCGTTAACTTCTTGTCTGAGCGTTGTGTTTGTACCTTAGGAGCTAACAACTTTGTATTGTTCCGTTACGGTGCATAATTAACCATATTCAAAACGAGAGGAGTGTACTTGAGTACACTCTTCTCTTTTGTTATTAAATTAAATCATATCAAATGAAAAATAAAAAAGCAACTCAATTAGTAGATAAGACCTACAAGTTAAAGAATGGGATGACCCCATTGTCTTACACAATCCCTTCAAGGAATACTAGAAGATATCCTTTAATGTATTTCGATGAGGAGACAGGAATAAATCGTGCGTTACGTTACGCAAGAAACCAAAGAACCCCATTTGAAGATGAACAAGATGGTAACTTTATATTAGAGCCAGTCATCTTTGAAGATGGAATGTTAACAGTTCCAAAAACAAATCAAGTATTACAACAATTTCTTTATTACCATCCATTGAATGGGCAGCTATTTGAAGAGGTCGATAATGAAAAGGATGCTGAAAAAGAAATGGAAGAAATCAACTATGAGGTTGATGCTCTTATTGAAGCTAGACAAATGCCATTTGAACAAATGGAAATGGTATTCAGAGTATTGTTTGGAAGAGACCCATCAAAGTATAGCTCAGCAGAGATTAAGCGTGATGTATTGCTTTACGCTAAGAATCAACCAAAGAGTTTCTTGGATTCAATCAACGACCCTATGCTTAAACTTGAAGCGAACGTGCACAAGTTCTTCGCTTCTAACTTGTTGATATTTAAGAACGGAACAAAAGAGGTATGGTTCAACACCACCTCTAACAAAAAGAAAATGATGAATGTTCCTTTTGACTCAGACCCATATACTAGCGTTGCTGTATATTTGCAGAGTGACGAAGGCATTGATGCATTGAAGTTATTAGAAACCAATCTGTAAGTTTTCCATATTTATTGTTAGGTAAAAGGAGGGGGTGTAATCACCCTCTTTTTTTTTATTTATCTTTGTTGTATACAACGATATGATTAACGAAGTTAGAAATACCGTACTATCGATTCTAAACAAGAATAACTACGGTTACATATCTCCCTCTGATTTCAATTTGTTTGCTGAGCAAGCACAAATGGAATTGTTTGAGGAGATGTTTAGTTCATACAATAAGATGATAGTAGGTGAGAACTCTAGGACTCAGTACGAAGGATATGCGGACGAGAAAAAGGCATTAGAGGAGGCAATGGAAATATTTAACGTAACGAAGCCTTTAAGTAATTACATTGGCAATGTGTATTATTTACCAAGTCTTACAACAACACTAGATAATTATTACCTTATTAACTCAATACAATGCTATCCAAATAGATATGACTTTGGTACTAACACTACTACTGTATCTGCTCAGCTAGTTGATTCTGGTGCATCTTTTAATACTTTGGGTATAGTTGCAGGAGATGTCGTTGTTAATGCTACGACAAATGCAGTAGCTCAAGTAGTTCAAGTTGTAAGTGCAACTACTATTTTAATTAACAATGACATATTTACGTTTGTCGGTGAGACATATGTAATATATAAAGCAAGCAGTGCTACCATAGCTGATAAGATTACGCAAGATAAATTGCTTTTATTAAACACATCATTGCTTACATCTTCTTCAACTCTTTTCCCTACATATTCACAGCAAGGGTTGTTCTTAACAGTTATGCCTCCTAGCTACAATTTTGTTGGTCAAGTAATAGCAAATTACTTTAGATATCCTGCTGTACCAAAATGGACTTATGTAACATTGGTGGGAGGAGAGCCTGCGTTTGACCAATCGCAACCAGACTATCAGGACTTTGAATTGCCAGCTGAATATATCTATTATTTAACCGCAAAGATATTGCAGTACTCTGGAGTTTCTATAAGAGAGAACGAGGTAGTGTCATATGGTATTCTTCAAGAACAACAACAACCACAATAATTATGGCTTATATTTCACAGTATCAATACTACACCAATAATGGTACATCTCCTGAAGATGAAAATTGGGGTTCATATCAATACGTTAGCTTTGCTGATATAGTTAAAAACTTTCAGCTTATGTATACGGGCAATACATCATTGGTAAACAATGAAGAAAGATATAAGATTATATTTCACGCTAAGCGTGCAATACAAGAGTTAAACTATGATGCATTTAAAGAAATCAAAGTTCTTGAATTAACTGTTGCAGATAACTTAATATTCGTATTGCCATCTGACTATGTGAATTGGGTTCGTATATCTTTATATAAAGATGGATACCTTAGACCAATGACTGAGAACATTCAAACCCTATCGTCCAATGCATATCTACAGGATAATAATGGATTTATATTGTTTGATGTCAATGGTAATATTCTTGAGCCACAAAACTCAACCATAGATTACGACAGATTAAAAGGTTCAAAGAAGAATATATACTTGCACCCCGGTCATATGTTTGATGGGCAAGAGGGATGGTATATGGATGGGATGTGGTATTTTGATTATTGGTTTGGAGAAAGATTTGGATTAAATACAGAAACCGCAAACATCAACCCCACTTTCAATGTTGACAAGAAGAGAGGTGTTATTAACTTTAATAGTGATATGCGTGGAGAGTTATGTATACTTGAATACATTTCAGATGGTATGGAGAATGGAGACGAATCAGCTATATCAGTAAACAAGTTGTTTGAGAAATATGTATACGCATATATAATGTATGAGATGCTATCTACTAAACTTGGGATACAAGAATACATTGTTGCTCGTGCAAGAAAAGAAAAGCAAGCATTATTAAGAAACGCTAAAATAAGAATCAGTAATATACATCCCGGAAGATTGTTGATGAGTCTTCGTGGTATGGATAAATGGTTAAAGTAATATGGCAAAAGTTACAAGAACATTTACTGCTGGTAGAATGAATAAGGTGACTGATGAGCGCCTATTACCAGAGGGAGAGTATATCGATGCGATGAACATTCGTATGGGGTCAACAGAATTATCTGAGATAGGTGTTATTGAAAACACCAAGGGTAATGAGCAGTTGACAACGTTAAGATATATTAATGGTACTGCTTTGTCAAGCAGTGCTAAGTGCATAGGGGCATATGAGGATGGAGAGGCTAATACATTGTATTGGTTTGTTCACGACCCTGTTTTCCCCGTAGGCGCTACTGGTAAACTTGATTTAATAGTTTCATTCAATGTAGTATCTGGCATATTAACCTACCACGTAGTAAGTATAGATGATGGAGGAGGCGTTAACACAACGCTTAATTTTAATCCTGATTACTTTATTACTGGTATAAGCCTTATCAAAACAGGAACTGTCAATGAGAACTTATTATTCTTTACTGATGATTTAAATCCTCCAAGATTCATAAACCTTACAAGGCTTTATCCATTGCCGGTTAGTAATGTTGATAATGCATTGCTATGGGAACAACTTTTAGTTATTAAAAGACCACCATCGGAATCTCCATCTATTACCCAGTTAGTTTTAAACGGGCAAGAAAATTTTATGGAGACAAGATTCTTGTGTTTTGCTTACAGATATAGATACTCTGACAACGAGTATTCTGCTATTTCTCAATTTAGTGCCCCAGCATTTATACCTAATCCATTTGATTTTAGTATCAATAGCTTTCTTAATGAGGGTATGGTTAACGTATCTAATGCCGTAAACATTACATTCAATACTGGGAGTTCTTTGGTTAAAGGTATTGATTTATTATTCAAGGAAGCAGACTCTAACATAATAAAGGTAATTGAAAAATTAGATAAGGCTATCCTTGGTTACGTTGATAACGCTAACTACTCGTATCAATTTAGCAATAGTAAAATATTTACTATACTTCCTGATTCAGAAATCCTTAGACTTTATGACAATGTTCCATTACAGGCTAAGGCTCAAACAATTATGGGTAACAGATTGATGTATGGTAATTATGTAGAAGGGTATGATTTGGTCGATGAGAATGGTAATAATATTTTTTTTGAGTATCAACCTACATTAACGAGTGAACTTGTTGGAGATGCTACATTGACAGATACAACAGTCAGCAGCACTTATACAATTGATGGAACTCAAAATATACTTAATTCAGTTGTTGAAATTGATTTATCAACTCAGCCATTAGTATCTGGTGCTGCATTAAGTATAGAGTTAACATTCACACATAATTCTTTTACAGGGGCAACTCCTACTCAGGAGACAACTAATGTGTCTATATCATTTACATTTTTCTTGCCAAGGAATTATACATCTGTTTTTGATTTAGCTACTAGTACAGAGTTTCAAGCTGCCATAGGAACTACACTTAATATACAACCAATGGCTACTGCTTGTGATGGGACTACATTTACAGATAGTTTTAACTGTTCAGTCCCAAGTTCATTAGGTAGCTATCTAAAATATGGTAGCGGTATTTCTGCTATTGGACAAGCAGTAACAATAATATCAACTCCTGCAAGTTCTGTAATAGGATTACAATTGCCAGCAGTTGCATTTGTAGATAACCTTACTACGCCTACCGTGTTTGCGTATGAGTATTATGAGATTACTTTTGTTGAGGCTACATACCAACAGATAGCTAACCCATCTAGCTTGCATAGTAATCGTGGGTATGAAATTGGTATTGTATATATGGATGAGTTCAATCGTTCATCAACAGCCTTGGTTAGTAATTCAAATACTATATTCGTTCCTTGTGGTAATTCATCAACAAGAAACACAATACAAGTAACAATACCACCAACACAAAAACCTCCTTATTGGGCTAAAAGATATAAGTTTGTTATAAAGCCAGATGCTGCAAACTATGATACTATTTATAGTTCTATATTCTTCCAAGACCCTAACACCAACAATGCTTACTTCTTACTTGAAGGAGAGAATGCAAGAAAGGTTGACGCTGGTACAAGACTTATAGTCAAGAGAGATAGTGATGGTGCAACTCAGAATTGCGTATATGCGACAGTATTAGAGAAGGAAGCTAAGCCAGCTGACTTTTTAACAATACCGAGTACAAAGTATCCCGGAGTAGATATCCCTGTGCCGGGTGGTGTTTATATGAAAATAAATCCAACAAGTTTTAATGCCATTACAGATGAAGATGCAGTAATAAGTCCGGGTACTATTACTATAAATGAAGATGATGGTGGCGAGTATCCTTTGTTGAGATACATTATGAACGAAGAGAATCCCAATACTGGACTCTACGAAGATTATACTGTACCAGCAGGGAGTAGGATTAGATTGAGTTTTGAATTTAAACGTATAGGTAAACGAGATGGTTCTGGTAGTTGCGAGAGAAGAACGTATACCGTAGATACTACATTGATTTCCTCTGCCAATTATAATAATATGATGGATTGGTGGAACGGGGATAATGTTGGATTGGTTATCGAAAATGGAACAGGATTTACTGGTAGTCCAACAGACTGCGAACCAACTGCTGAATATGTTGACACTATGGCTAGTGGGCCAAACGATATACCAACTGCTTTATGTACAAACTATTTTAGATGGTGGAGAAACCCATCCAATCAGGCATTATATCTTATGATGACTGGTACTCCGGCTTGTACTTGGATAGGTAAAAAAGAAAATAAACGCTCATCAATAATAGCTAATGTTGAAGTATTCCGTGCTGAAACATTAATGGTATTTGAAACAGAACCATTGGATGCTAATCCAGATATCTTCTATGAGAATAACTTGTCATTACCTATTAGTATAGATATATTGACTGGTGAGTTAGTACACGATGGTAATATCCAAAACCAAACTAGCAGCCTTCCTGCGATTGTAAACACTGAATTTTTCAACTGCTACTGTTTTGGTAATGGAGTTGAGAGTTACAAGATTAGAGACTCTATCGTAGGGAAGTCCTTTAACTTTGGTAACCGTGTTACTGCCGTATCTAATACAGCATATAAGCGTGTAGATAGATTTGCTGACATTACTTATAGTGGTGTATACTTTGATGAATCAAATGTAAACAGATTAAACGAATTCAATTTAGGAAATTTAAATTTCAAACAATGCGAAGATTCTTTTGGGCCTATTCAATTACTAGATGGTCGTGAAACAGATGTTCTTGTTCTTCAAGAAGATAAAATATCTTATGTGCTTGCCGGGAAAAATCTTTTATCTGATGCTGGTATTGGAAGTTCTCTCGCTGCTGTTCCTGAAGTATTGGCTACACAAATAGCACGTGTAGAGAAGTTTGGTATTAGCAAAAACCCTGAGAGTTATGTAAACTGGGGGTATGATAGATTTTTCACAGATACAAAGAGAGGTGCTGTAATTCAAATGAAAGGTAACTCATATTCAAGCGACCAACTAAGAGTTATATCTGAGCAGGGGATGAGGACTTGGTTTAGAGATTCATTTATAGCAGGAATAGACACACAGAAGCTAGGTGCTTATGACCCATATATGAACGAGTATGTTCTTAGTGGTAATGATACTCAACTCCCCCAGCCTATACAATGTTTATCTTGTGGTGTTTCTCAGACATTTAACTTGAGTTCAGAATCTATTAATTACTGTGTAAACCTTGGTGCTTTTATTGGTGATGTTGATATTACATACACCATATTGAGCATAGCGCCAGCATCAAGTGTAACAATAGATGCAAATTACAACTCAGTAACATACACCACTGGAGCTGTTACCACTAGTGGCACATTGACATTTAACAAAGGGCTAAACAATGTAAACCAAACCGATATAGATATATCTGTTGTAGGTAGCGTTGTATTGTCAGTTCTTGTTTCTTGTCCAGACCAAGTTATACTTGGAGTTGTTGAGATAGTAATCACAAATAATTCTGATGCTGGTAAAACAATTCACGCTCAGTACAGATATATCAACGGCACATATACATCACCATTGCAAACAAACTTCATTACGTTTGCGTCTGGGACTAACAGCCCACTATCAAGCTACTATAACATAGTTACAGGGCCTCAAGGATTTGGCTCTATACCATTGAGTGGCAGTGATGTGTATATGTACACAAACAAGATATCTCCTGATGATTTTGATTTTGATATATCAAACTCGGAGTTCAAGTACTTAACAACAAATACATTATACAACAATACCCCCGGTGATTTGAGTGCTTTGCTTGCACTGACTAGCACAGCTACCCCAATCATACAATCTGGTAATGTATTTGAGGCTTCATTCATTGCGCCTGCTCTTCAGGATTACCTATACTTGATTTGGGATTTAACAGCATCTCAATCTATAGAGTTATGTTACTCTAACGTAGACGAGCAAGATGCTTGTTGTGCTTGTGTATCAACATCAACTTACTATATCAATGCTCCATCACTTGATTCAGCAACTGGTATATTCACAGATTCAGCAATGACTATTTGTGCAGCAGATGGATTCTATACAGACGGAGTTACAGTAAGAGAGTTGTCAAGTGTAATTGTTCCTTGCAATTTACTTCCTCAGCAACCTTGCCCATCTTGCGCTTATCCTTGCCCTGTACCCACTATTAATGGAGGTGGCCAAGGGTACTACATATACGATATTGATTTAGCGGCTGGTGTTGGTGCGGTTGTAGTACACTTTAACCCGAATAACGGGCCTAATGGATTGGTAGCTACATACAACGGTGTAAGTTATAACTCTGTTAGCTCTAGCGCATATGGATATCTAGCATCAGGACTTGCAAATCAACCCGTATATCTAGGGGATACTGTTTTTGATTGCGGCTTA